TGCCTACGCCTCAGGGTTTGTGGTGCAGGCGTATAAGCGCATGTATAAGAAAAAGCACGGCTCACTGTCGGGAGCTTTCCGTGGCGACGACCTAGGGAAGTGGTTTAACGAAAAGTGGGTGCGGATCACCAGTTCTGGGAGCATTGCCGGACCCTGTGGGGGCCGTTCCACTAAAGAGGGAAAGCCCAAGTGTCTACCGCGAGCCAAGGCGCAGTCATTGTCTACTGCTGAGCGCAAACGGCTAGTTGCTCGAAAGCGAAAGGCGGATCCGAACCCTGATCGTCGGGGCAAAGCGATCCTGACCAGCAGTAAGACGAACGACGCCACTCGACTAGCTGGGATGCTGAAAGGTGGTAGTCCTAAGAATCAGAAAGTGCGTGACCGGTTAGCCAAAATCATGGACGGCTACCGAAAGCGAAACAGCTACTGATTTTCTCTGGTACACAGGAGTAACCGGAGTTAATTAATTGCCCTCTGCGACTTCAGGTCTTACTGGAGCATTAGGAGAAATGACGTTCGAGCGTCATTTCACTGCCGAGGGACGTTTCATGGCAATCCCACGGTTTGACCTGCATAAGACGGACTTTGTTCTGGAGTGGAACGACACTTTGGTCAAGGTCCAGGTCAAGACCATGTCACAGCAAAATGATACGAACACCTACAGCGTGGCCATTAATACAACCCGCAAAGGACTAAAGCGCCAGCCCTATAGGCGGGGTGAGATTGATTATTTCGGTATAGTCAATCTGGATTACGACCATATTTATATGGTGCCATTGCAGGCAACTGGCGCAAGATACGCCCTGACCTGGACTCCACCTGACTTACGCAAATATAAAAAGAGGTCCGCGTTTGATTGGAATCAGTACCGCATAAAATAAGTATAGAAAGGGTTGTTAGATCCTAATACTTAATTTTCGTTAGTATCGAAGTATGGGTCAAGTTTCTCGGTACGATTACGGCCAAGTAACTAAGTCCGAAATAACGGACGAAGGTTACTTAAAAGTCTGGTGTAAGGCTGCCCGTGTGGGCACACAGCTTTATACCCGAGGTGATGGAGCGCAAGTGCGTGAATATCGCCCTGAAGACGAAGTATCCAACCCAGAATCCCTAGCTTCCTTCGGAATGAAGGCAGTCACTCTCAATCATCCGAGAGTGTTGCTGGACACCGAGACAACGAAGCTGCATCAGGTCGGACATGCGGGATCGCAAGTTCGTTTCTCCGATGGTTTTGTAGAAGTCGCTCTTTTGATCACAGATCAGAAGGCCATTGATGCAATTAAGCGAGGAGATGCTCAGGAAGTAAGCGCGGGTTACCGCGTCGATTACGACCCAACTCCTGGTGTAACCCCTGAAGGCGTGTCTTATGACGGCGTCCAAAGGAACATTCGAGTCAATCATATTGCCGTTGTTCCCAAAGGACGTGCAGGCAGAGATGTGCGTTTACTCCTCGACTCTTGTGATCGTAATGATGCGGTTGCTGAAGTCGAACCCCCGTCGAATTCGCCCGCTATCTCAATGGCAACTAGAATTACTCTCGACGGTTTGGATATTGAACTTCCCGCAGATGCTGCGAGTGCGGTCCAATCCTTCGTGAAGGATGCCGGGCGTGCTAAGGCGGAGCTCCAGCAGAAGCTGGATGCTCAGGGAGAAGTTATCCAAACTGCAATAACCGAAAAGACCGAAATCCAGGACCGCGCTGATGCGGCTGCTGGACGGATTGAAGAACTTGAGAAGCAACTGGCTGAGGCCGTTGCTGCTTCTGAACAACGCGACGACGCTGCTGAAATCAATGCAGGCGTCAATAAGCGAATCGAAGCTCTGAACAAGTTTGCGCCCATTCTTCCTGAGGACTACAAGTTCGACGGCGAGGATGAAGCGCAGATTATGGCGCTTGCTTATCAGAACGTCTTCGAGAAGGAAGCCCGCGAAGATGCCTCTGCAGACTATCTGCTGGGTGTGCTCGACGGTGTGCTTGCCGCGATGGAAGACATCGAAGAGGACCAAGAGGAGATCAAATCTGATTCCGAATTCACCCCTGAAGAGGACGGCTCAAACGTGGCTGAAGTCCGTGCAGCTATTGCACAGGTCAACGCCGCTGAGAAGTTCGACTCCCAGGCTTCCTACCGCGATCAACTGCTGAACGGTTGGAAAAAAGATCTCTCTGCTCACGCTTGATAGGAGAAATTATCAATGGCTGTTACCTACTCTGAAACCCTAGTGACCAGTCCAGCTGGCGCTCAGGGTGCATATCCCCAAACTCTGGTCAAAGGGCATGAAGGCATGCTCGGCGACTTGCAGGCCTACGTCTCCCGGTCCTACCGGAACGAGACCGGCGCTGTAATCCCCTTCGGCCACGCTCTGCTTTACAACGGTTCCGGCACCGAGGACGCATCCGCCAAGCTGCTTGCTGGCGCTTCTGCTACCGGCATTGTCGGCATTGCTTTGGACAGCAACACCTTCGAGGTGAACGCTGACTCCAAAACTTCTGATGGCCGCGTTGGCTATCCCGCAAAAGAGACCGTGAACGTGCTCAGCAAGGGCGTGCTCTATGTGTACTCCGCACACGTCATTGCTGTTGGCGATGCTGTGCGTATTTACCATACCGACTCTGCTTCTGCTTCTTCCACCGGTGGCTATAAAGGCCGTTTCGGTAAAACGGCTGAAGCTGGCAAAACTTTCGAGGCCACTGCTGGCGCTCGCTGGTTGAGCTCTTGTGCAGCTGGTGGTATCGCTCTCCTTGAGATCGACATCCCCGGACTGACTGTTTCCGCTGATACTTGATAGGAGGAACTAACACATGTCTGACATCCGTAATGACGAGGTCGGCCTGTATCTAGCTCGCGAGCTAGAAACAATTTTAAGCCGATCATTTGAGGTCGAATATGCAGATATTCGCTACTCAAATATCCTCCCAGTGAGCTCCGAAGTGGGCGAGGGGAGTGATAGCTTCACATACCGAATCTTTGATGCTCAGGGCAAAATGTCCGTCATCCAAGATAAGGGTTCGGACCTGCCCCGTGCAGACGTCCTGCGTAAGGAAGTGACCCACCCGGTTCGTAGCCTTGGTTCGTCCTTTGCTTACACAATTCAAGAGACAAGAGCTGCTGCTACTGTCCCTGGAATGAACCTAGAACAGCGTCGTGCCAACGCAGTTCGCCGAAGTTATGAAGAGGCTGTGCAGAACATCGCTTATTTCGGCGATGCCGCATCTGGCATGGACGGGTTCTTTAATAACTCGAACGTAGATAAGATTGTTCCTAACAAATGGTTCGATGGTGCTAGTACCACCACCGACGAAATGTTGGAGATCCTGAACGAAGCCGCAACTCGTATTGTTGGTGGTTCAAATCAAAAAGAAGCTCCCAATACGCTTCTGGTTCCGTACTCTGTTTATAGGATCATCTCGACTACTGCACGTAGCTCGACCTCGGATTCTACCGTGATGGAATTCTTCCTGCGGACCAACCCGTTCATCCGCTCCATTGAGCCGATCAACGACCTGGAAGCTGGCAAGTCTGTCCTGACCAAGGATCGCATCATTGCTTACGATCGGAGCCCTGAGAAAGTGCAACTGCACCTTCCTAAGACTCTGGAATTCCTTCCTCCGATTCGCACCAATTTGGAATTTAGTGTTGCCGCTCACGCCCGTATTGGCGGTGTTGCGCTTTACTATCCTAAGAGCGTTCTCTACATCGAGAAGGCCTGATAAAACCTTATCTTTCAGAACATGATTGTTACCTACTCTCCTCAACTAGAGAATCCGCCCCGCGAAAAAGAAGTCACTCTTGGCTTCACTTTCATTGGTGAGCGGACTGGTAGTTCCGAGTATGTTCAGTTCAAGAGTGGGGTCAACCGCGACGTTGACCCTGCTGCTTGGGAGAAGGTGAAAACCATGCCCCTGGTAGCTGACCTGCTCAAGCTCGGCGCACTGACCGTGACTGAGGACGTCGAGGTTCTCACCGATGCCCCAGCGCCCAAAGGCGCACTGGCAACCATGCCGGTGAAAGAGGCCCTCTCGGCTTTGAACAAGACATTCGACTTGGACCTACTAAAGGAGTGGGACTACGCCGAAAACCGCGTTCGGATCAAGAACGCAATCGCGAAACGTATCCGCGCAATCACTGAAGGAGACGGCTAATGGCAGTCACGAGCACAACCTTCCTCGCAAGGTTTCCAGAGTTCGACAACCTGGAAAGTGCTGTTGTGACTGCAACCATTGCCGAAGCCCAGCGTCAGAACGACGAATCCATCTGGGGCGATCAATACGATGACGCCGTCAATTACCTGACGGCACATCTGTTGGCCAGTCGGACCCAATCAATCGGTCAGCAGATCGGTGTGTCGTCAAACGTCCGAACGATCCAATACAGGGGTGCGGCCGGGTACACCCTGGCGGACACGACCTACGGTGCGAGCTACTTATTTCTACGGGAGGGCCTGGTCGAGCTAACTGGTTTTAGTTTCTGATGGGCTCCTACTCACCTTTTGACAATGCAACCTTGGTTTTCAAGGTCTACGGCTCCTACTCAACTGATCCGACTACAGGGAACAGGGTTCAGAACGACGTTTCTGAGACCTATCTCTGCAACGTGCAATTGAGGGGTGGATTTACATCGAACAAAGAAGGCGTCAACGAAAGCGACACGAGCTGCACTGGCAAGCTGTTAGCTCCAGCGACCTTCAGTTCAAAGATCAAGGTTGGAATGACCGCAGAGGCAACGGTGAACGGTGCTGTCGGCAAGATCCGAATCCTCGATCTAGGCACAAACATTCTTCCTTACGCCAGAGCCACTCAATTCCAAAGTTTTGATGGCGTGTTCGAGCAAACCGGCGCAGCGGGGTAGCCATGAAGAGCGGACTACAACCCAGGGACTTACAGAGAAAATTTGGCAGAGCTTGTGCGAATGCTCTTGACGCCACTGCCGATCGGCTGGAGAACGAATTCACCTCTCAAATCACGACCGTTAAATGGCCATGGGCAAGTGAGGGTGGTGCTGAGATAACTTTTAGAAAAAATGGCACGCCGACTGCAGAACCACGAAATATTGTTGATCTAGGAGATCTTCGTAGAAGTCAAACCCGCACAAAGACAACTAAAACTGAAGTCGAATGGCAATGGCAAGTTGATTATTCAGCGATAGTTCATGACGGCGCACAATTAAAAAGTGGTGGCGCTTATCCCGCACGACCTTGGACTAAAGATGCTGAAAGAGAGGTAAAGCCTTTGGAATACTTTACCGATATATTGGAGAGAGAGCTCAATG